CACCTAGAGAGAAGGCCATAGGCTCCATATTATTTTGAGTTGCTTGTCTAACTTCTTGTTGTTGTCTTGGTTTTAAGTATTGTAAAATTTTTTCACCATATAATACTTCATAACCTTTTGTTAAAAGTAATAATGCTGGAACTTTTGTTACATTTTCAGGCAATATAATCTTTTGACCATTTTCTAAAATAATATATGTTTTATTATTGGCATCCTTTACTCTTTTATCAATGCATATGAAATGAATATCATTTTGAGATGGTGACTTGGATAACAGCTGTAAATATTTTTTACAGAAATCGCAATATTTACTATAATATAAAATGCAACTCATCTTAATATATACTTAGTTAATCGAAAATTATATTTAACTCATTTAAAAAAAAATGAATTAAATTATTAATTTAAATATAAATCTATAATAGATATAATGAGCGAAAGTAAGCAAATAACTTATTCAAGTACCGATTCTTCAATTGTTCCTCGTGTTCAAATCCATACTGACCCGAAAGATGAAGAATTAAAATTTACATTAAGTGGTGTAAATGTAAGTATTGCTAATGCGTTGAGAAGAATTATTTTATCTGATATTCCAATCGTCGTATTTAGAGTTTCACCAAATGAGAAAAATAAATGTAATATTATTGTAAATACTTGTGGATTAAATAATGAAATTGTTAAACATCGTTTAAGTTGTATTCCAATTCATATTAAAGATGTAGAAGATTTTCCATTAAAAAATTATATTCTTGAGGTAAATGTGCAGAACAATACAGATACAACTATTTATGTTACAACTAAAGATTTTGTAATTAAAGATTTAGTATCTGGAAAGCCTTTGCCAGCAGACAGAATGCGTGAAATTTTCCCAGCAAATGATATTACTGGAGATTTTATTGATTTTGTGCGATTAAAGGCTAGACCATCCGAAGATATTGTTGCCAAGACAATTCAGTTAACATGTGAATTTGATATTGGAACAGCAAAGGAAGATGCTGCATATAATGTTGTGTCTACATGTTCATATGGCAATACAATTGATTCTGCAGTGCAGGAGGCTACATTACAACAATTAAAACAAAAATGGAAGGATGAAGGTAAAAAGGAATTTGAAATCGAATTTGAAGCAACAAATTGGAAACTTTTGGAAGGAAAGCGAATTTTCTTGAAAGACAGTTTTGATTTTGTCATACAAACTATTGGTATTCACACTAATGCAGAGTTGCTTCTAATGTCTTGTAAAATTATGATGGAAAAATTGCAAAATATGGATTCAATCATTGACAAAGATGAGTTAGAAATTAAGTTATCCGATAACACAATGCAAAATTGTTTTGATATCATTCTTGAGAATGAGGACTACACAATCGGAAAAGTAATTGAATATTTCTTACTTAAGAAATTTTGGGAAACACGCATTTTGACATTTTGTGGATTTAAGATGATGCATCCACACGATTTATATAGTATTATACGTGTAGCTTATCATGAACCTGTCGAAATTTCTACAATCAAAGGACATCTTAAGGAATGTGTTACTGATTCAATTGAAGTTTATAGAAAAATTAGTAAAGAGTTTTTAAAGCTAGTTCCGCGCTAATTTACTGAATAAATATGAATTAATGTATTGTTAATATTTATATTTATAAAATTCTTTTTTTTAATTATTATCAGCAATAATTGTGTCAATATTTCTCTTACGCATTTGGAAATTCAAACAATACATCAAAAGCGATGGATGTAAATCATTTACATATTTTTGAACTAACGTATTTGTTACAAACAAATGTTTCTCTCTAAGTTCATTCATATAAAGCTGATGAATATTAAACATATGAGTTCTATATTGTTCTGAAAATTCAATTAGAGGTCTTTCTTTTCTAATATAGCATGCAACATAATTAGCATAAAGAGTATTTGTAAATAAATGAACTTGGTCTCTGAAGGTAGAAAACTCCTTTTTGTTCTCAGGATAATACTTCAAAAAGTCCTTGACCTTTCCTTCCTTTCTTAAACATAAATATTGATATTGTAGCTTGGGTTGGTTGCCTCTAAGATTTCTAACTTGTTCATATACTGGATTTCTAATTTTAGTTCGTTCACCAGTCAATTTATTATGAATAACAACCCCAACAATGTCATAAGATGTATTCATGGAACCATACTTATCAACCAACTCCTTATATGTTCTAAAAGAATATTGAGTAGGAAATTTAACAGACGTATCTAAATTGCTAAAGAAATATTTATATTCGGATGAATCGTAATGAGATACAATAATTTCATTTGGGTTATTTTCAATTTTATAGACACCAACCAAATATAATTGTGGCTTGGAAAATGGAACAACAATTCTATTTTCTGGATGTTGAAGAACAAAACTATAACAAAAATTAGTGTCTAATTTATTGATATCCAATTTATTTTCAGTGGCTGCCTCCATAAACATTTGTCTAAATGTCTTAGCACATGAAGATTTATAAAAACTGGATGTAGCTCCAACTGTGTTACGGGTTGATATTTCCCAACTACCTGAAATACCAATTGTTGGGTCAAAGAATACATTAATCATTGTTCCTTCAACGAATTCTTCAGCTATAACATTCTCAGACCATTTATTAAATTCTTCATCAGTTTTATCAGAATATTTTTTTATAAATGCATCAGCAGGCAGTGACTTTGGAGGTGCAAATCCAACAACCTTATTGGCACTATTAATGATTACAGAACGACATAAACCATGAGATTGAATTAGGTCAAAACATAATAAATCTTTATCGTATCTAATAACTCTATAAATGGAATTATTGGAACGGCACTCGATTTTATTTAATTTTAGTATATTTGAAATAGTAACATTGTTATTATTAAGTAACTCCATAAACTCTTGAAGCGCAGATAGATTAAATGTATTGCTCATATTAGCTAGTATATTTAATTAATGAATTGTCTTTAAACTATATTTTATATTGATTTTTACTTAAGTATAAAAATATCTATTATAATTATAGAACAATGTCTGAAGGAAAACAAGAAAAAGAACAAGAATCAAAAAAAGAACCCCAGAAACAAGATATAGAATTAGACCTTCAATTAGGTGATGTTATTCAAATTGTTAATCCTGTTAATGAAATACTTAATAACCAAATTTTTATTATTGATTATATTGACAAATCAAAAACTTATTTAATTAATGCCGATACATTAAACAGAGTTAAACTCAAAATTAGTGAAGATGGTATTTTAGGTGATGGTAATATCACACAGATTGATATACTTAGTAGAGCAGATACACCTAGTTATGCAAGACAAAATGGTCTTCTTCCAGGTAAATGGATAAATATTTATTTTGGTGGCGATTTTCCTGTAATCATAACTGGAGAGATTACTAATTTAGAAAAAGATATGATAGAAATTAGAACAACCGATAAAGATATTTTATATATTAATTTTGATTTTAAAGGCATTCCTGATGATTTACCAATTGAAAATATTGAAATTAGAGAAAAGCCATCAACTCCTTTAAAACAACCTGCAGTAGAAAAAGAGGATGAACTAGCTATTCCTGAACTTGAAGAAGAGAAAAAATTAGTACCTGCAGAACAAATCCAAATAGCTGTTCAAACTAAAGATGTTAAAGACCAATTGAGAGAATTTATTGTAAAAGCAGACCAGATTAAATTTGGAGATGAAGAATTGGGGCCTATTGTTCAGTATATTGATGTAGCTGACAAATCTCAAAGATATAGCATCGAAGAGCAAGTAACTGATTTATTAGATGACCTTCTCTCCACTGTTCCTAATGCAGAAAGAACTCCAAGAATTTTGAATAATATTCATGTTATGATTGAGAGATTTAAACAACTGAGAAAGAGCTTTTCATTTTTCGACCAATATGGTAATGTAGAAGGTATGCATATCAAAGAAGCAACATATAAACCACTTCAGAATTGGTTATATAAATTTAACAAAAATCTATATTGGATATTACCAGTAGTTAAAAATATCAAAAAAACATATAATGTTGCAAATATTGATGAGGAAAATAATGACATTATTAACTTAGAATTAACTAAAGACATCACAGATATTAATGAACTATTCAAGAGTTACTATTCAGATAATTTACCAACAGAAAGTAACAAATATTCAGCATTATATACAGAATTGAATCAATATTTTACACCATTTAATCTAGTTGATGATGAAAATTTAAATGACACCATTATTGAAAAAAATGTAGAAGACAATATAAATACAATTATCGACAACTTAGGTGATATGTATTCATCTGTGTATAGTAAAAATATGATAAGAAATAGACGATTTGTTATAACGCGTTACAACTTGGGTGATACAAAATTAGAAGCGACTGATTTTACTGGTGCGAAAATGACAACTATCAGAGTTCCAATGACTAATAATGATTTAATGTCTGTTAAGTCAATTATGACATTACCAGAGTCAACAATTCGATTTTCAAAGATTAATTTACCGGGTTCTGATATTCTCTCTAGAGCCAATTTGAATGAGATATTTTTAAATTATTGGCAACTATTAAAGAGTAAGACAAATATAAATACTACATTTGTTGACTCGATTGATATGCAAATTGAATTTGATGAAGAAACATTTGTGAGTGGTATTAGAAATTACGCATTAAATTTAGCTTATGAAGATTTAAAAGGTAAAACTAGAGAAGATATTTACAAAATTTATGTTGATACAATTGTTCCAAAAACAAGAGTTATATTTAATTTAATGAAAAAATATATAAAAGGCAAGCTTTCTATTATTGATGTAGTATCATATTTAGAACCTTTTATGATTTATACTGACGATTTGACATTTAAACAATATGAAGAAATTACCAATTTTATTGATGCAAAGATTTCAGAATACAACAGAAATATGATTGAGCTATCTAGAATTTTTAAAATCATATCTACAATTAAAACTGTACCGCTTTTAAAATCGCAAGCATTTAGTGTAGTTGACGCGATAAGTAATAATGCAAGACACGATATTTTTGATATTGGTTATGGTATTGAAACTACAGAAACATTTACAAACTCCGAATTGCTTAGAAAATTAACAATAAAGGATTACTCTAGATTATACACATCTAGAGTAGGTTATGAAAATTTGCAACTTATGTTCCCTCACGATGTTACTGACATTTTCGATGTTGAGAAGAAGAATAATGATAAAAAAATAAAAGATGAAGAACAAGAAGATAAATGTAAAACAATTGAAGTCGCAAAAATGTATACTTCTCTCGAACAATTAGAAAAAGATAATGACAAGACTATTTATTTTGACAGAAAATATGATAAAACAAATTATGGAGTAATGGAAGAAGATAGTAAAAAGGGAGGTTATGCAGAGCAAGTTATTAGTTTGACTCCTGATAAATTAAAAGAGCATATAATAAATGACCAATTAAAGAAAAATAAATTATCAGAATCTGAAGCAACCTATTTTGCAGATACATTAGTAAATGGAATAAAAAAAGTTATAGACGGACAATATGCTATATTATATAAAGGACTATCAACAGCGGATGATTATATTCAAGACGAATCTGATTATTATGTACGTAAGGATGATAAATGGGTATTAGATAAAGAACTTATAAAAAAGAATTTGGTTACAGATGAGCCGTCGATTATTTGTGATTTACAAGAAAAATGTATAAGTATTCCAACAAAAACTAATGATAAATGTGAAAGTATGAAAGTAACAGAATTAGGTTTGCAAAATTCACTACTTAAAGATATTATCAGCGAATTTGATACAAAATATAAAATGTCAAAAAGTGAATTTGAAAAGAGTATCAAAGAACAATATGAATATTTTATGTCGATAATGCCAATCTTATCAAAAATAGAAACAAATTCAATGTTAAAATATAATAATCAAAAGTATAAAATTGGTGTCAATATTGATGATAAAGACCAGGCGCATATTATATCACCATTTTCTCAATTACTAGACATTATACTGGGTCAAAAAGATTTCACAAAAAAACAGTACGATATTATTAAATTTTGTGATAAATTTACAAGAACTTATATTCCTGGATTCTCTCTAGATGGAAAATTAGAAACCGAACATTGGTTATATTGTGTTAAAACAGGCACTCCTTTAATACCATCATTTAAGAAAGAATTAGCAGGTGCATTTATTACGTCACAATTTCTTTATATACAAAAACTAAAAGAAATACAATCGCGTATTGGTCAAAATAGTGATGATAGTAACTGGTGGACAGATAAATATACAGGTTGGCCAATATGTCCTGCTGATTTTGATGTAGAAGAAGGATTCGAAGAAGGGTTTAAGGTCTCATCCAGAGCAGTCATGGAAGAAGATGCTGGTAATAAGATTTTGGCATTTACAACTGAAAAGGCTATAAAATATGTCACACTTGAAGCTATTATGATAAATAATATAGTTAATGCACTTTCTATTGCTATGGGCATAAATATTGAGACACAAAAAGAGTTTATAATTAATGCTGTTACAGATACTATTAGAAGTACTGTGGAATCCGAAAGTGTATATAAAGAACAAGTAAAAGAAATGTCGAAAAAAGGAAAAAGTTTACCATCTTATAAGGATTTCTTCAATACTTCTCTCTTATACTATACTTTAGGAATGTTTTTAATTGCAGTTCAAACTTCAATACCATCAGTTAGAACAAGAAAAACTCATCCTGGATGCGTTCGTTCATTTATAGGATACCCATTTGATGGGCAATCTGACTTAAGTAGTCTTACGTATTTAGCGTGTGTAACCTATGATATTAGAGAGTCTGGCGAACCATGGAATATTTTGAAGAAAATGAATGCTGAAAAAATACAGGGTAAAATCAAAGCAGTAATTGATACTCACCTTATTAGTTTGCCTGAGGTTCAAAGAAAATTCGCAGAAAAAACTGAATATTTGTTAACAGCTCCTCCTTCTGAAATACCTGCAGAACATGATATATCAAAATGGTCTGATTTTCTCCCTCCTCTCGTTCCATTTAAGATAAGACATCTAGCACATATTTCACAAGCATTTAAGGAAACTTTGGATAGTGAGTTAAGAAGTGGTTCACAAAATCAGAGAGAGAAAATATTGGTTGTTGAGTCGAAAATTATTCAATTCTCTCTAGCTATTCAAGAAAGGATACAAGATATTGTTAAGAAACATAGAGTTTTACTCCACACTGTAAATAATGAGCCTTTTCTTGAAAATTCATGTTGTGATAGTAAAGAAAACGAACCAACCATTGATTATTTTACTAGCAGAGACAAAGATATCATTGAATTTAACAATATTGTTATACAACTTAATAACATATTAGACGATATAAGAGCGTATACCGAACCCATATTATTTTACAGTGACATCAATACTAAAAATATCTATCCACCTATATCAAACACATTTAATGAAAAAACAATCTATCTAGCTTTTATATTTTATTGTAAATTTAAATCTTTATTACCTATACCAGAAGATTTATTGCCGATATGTACAGATAAACCAGATTCAGCGCTTATAAATCCAGCTGATAGCATTGATCGTATTATACAAAAGTTGAAAGAAGATGGAAGAAATTATACAAATGAACAATTTTTAAGACTTATACAATTGATAAGTAGAGAGAATATAGTACATATTGATATAGACAATCCTGTAATATCATGTGTTGCCAAATTAAGTAAATTATTAGAAGCTATGGAAAGGGAACATGATGAAGATATAATTATTGAGAAATCATTGAGAGATTTAATTAAAGATGCTATAGATACGTTTGATATTGCTTCTGAAACAACTACTAAAGAAGTCAAAGATTTGAATGACTATTTGAATAAAACAAACACCGATATGATAAAAGAACTAAATGAATTTGTAAAAAAAAATAGTGGACAAAATATTACCAAAAAATCAATAAGAAAATTTGTTGATACATTAAGTAATTTTTCTAATTGGAATTATGACAATTCTGCAAGAAATGATAATAATAAAATATCGAGTGAGACGATGTATAATGTTACAAATTTTTATAAAACATTTATTGAAAATTTTGTTAGCGTTTTTCCAAACATAGTATTAAATAAAGTTAATTATGATAACACTAATATACCTAGTTATTATGGATTTTCTAAAAATCATGTTAACAAACTTAAAACCCAAATATCCCAATATTTTGAAAAATTAAAACCATTTTATGGTATTCCTATATTGTTAAAAGTATTAACTAATGTTCAAAATAATGGTAAAAGTGCTATAAGATTAGCCGAATCTACTCCGTGCTTTTCGACTATTAAAATTGGAGATAGAATATTACGAGGTGTAATCGATGAACGAACTAGTAGATATTTATTTGAATTTTATTTACTTCGTGTTTTAATTAATTATGTAGAATTGGCAGACCAGGATAACATGATTGTAACCGAAGTAAAAGAAACAGTGGATGTTGCAGATTTATTTTCTGTCGATTATATTGAAGATGTTGAAACAAGAATTGATTTAACAATGAGCGCGCGTTCAGTACAAGATACTAGAATTGTAATGGGAAATAAAAGGGAGCTAAAAGAAAAAACGGCTGAATTATTAATTGCATTTATGGATATATTAAGAAATGAAAAAGAAATGATAGATGTTACATATGAAGATATACAAGATAGAATATTCAAATTAAAGGAAAGAGAGAAAGATATGGTTACAGATAGATTAAAAGCAATGACTGATGAAAAGAGAGATATAGATACTATATTAAAAATTAGTAAATTAGCTGGAACTGAGAATGATTACAGTAAATCACTCAAAAAGGGTTTAACTATTTATGATGCGGATTATTATGATGACACAAATGAACAAAAATTAAGAGATGAAATGGAAAAGGCGGAGAGAAAAATAAGAATGAAAAATAAAGATGCTACTGATGAGAATATTGATATCCTACTTGATGAATATTTGGAACAACGACAGATGGGTCATGAAATTGATGAGGACGCCTTTGATATAAGTCATTTAGGTGAAAATTATGATGATGGATATTTTGACGGTGTGGATGCTCCAGAAGAAGAATATGGAGATTATGCTGATTTTGATAGTTAAATTAAATATTTTAACACTTTTAGAAAAATATAATTATAAAAAATAGTTTATAATTATATATTAGATGTATAGAACACTTATTAGAGAAAATATTACACTTGTATCCATTATTTTATTTGTTATTATTTTTGGAACAATTCAAATGATGAAACCTGCATGCTTTTACAATAGAGATGGAAGTATTCGAGAATTTGGCATTGGATATAGAAACAAAACTATTTTACCTATATGGTTATTGTCATTAGTTTTAGGTATTTTATGTTATTTAGCTGTATTATATTATGTGAATTCACCTAAAATATTTTAATAAACGATATACTTCTCTTCTATAGTTAAAAGATATTCTAATATCGCTTTTATTTCTTGATAGGTCTGACTATCAATAGTTAAATTTTTAATAAAATTTGTCTTCGTAATCAGCATATGTATCATCATACTCAGCTTCACCAAATATTTCTTTTTCTTTTAATTTTTTAGCTTTTTCTTCCTTTAATTTTTTAGATAGTTCTTTTTGTCTTTGTTCGTGTTCTTTCTGTTTATCCATTTTATTTTTAATAGAAGGCAATTGAGTCTTTTGTGGAATATTTTTATTTGTTGCAGTTTTTTTAAGCTGTTCACGAACCAAATCTTCTTTATTATTATCTCTAAATAATTCTCTAGTTAATGCGTTATCAGCTTCTTCAACTAATTTTTGCTCTTCTAATCGTTTTAATTGTTCTTGCGTCTGAACATTTAAAACAGGCACCTCAAAATCCTCGTTTTCCCAGTCCTCAATATCCTCGTTTTCCCAGTCTTCCGAGTCTGTCTGAATATTTATACCAGGCACATCAATATCCTCGTTTTCAAAGTCTTCCCAGGATTCCCAACTAATAGCGGCCATGTTAAGATTTATATATATTAACTATAATCATTTTTTTAAATCAATTTAAAATAAATTTATCTAATTAGTAATAGTGTAAGTAGCAGAAGCCTTTTCTTTAGCTTCTTTTCCCTTTTGTTCTTGTTCTAAAAATTTTTGGTAATTTGCTTCCATAGTTTTTGGATTACTTGCACAACCACGACTCGTTATTTTAAGTTGTACAATTGATGTGAGTAGCAAACCGGTGTAAATATACCACATAGCTTCACCAACATTATCTCTTGTAACTACGAGTTCAAATAAATTATTTTTTATTTTATCTGCTTCAGGGCCTCCTGCTTGATATTTATCTTTCATTAAAGGTGTTAAAATACCCCAATATTGGTCAAAATTACTTGGAACAATTTGATTTATTAATATTGATGTATTCCCGCATATTTTAATGATAGCATCGGCTGCAGATTCGAGTGCTTCTTTCTTTTGAGGAGTCATATTAGGGTCATCTAACATTTTCTTTTCAATATCCTTATTAACTAATAATTCTGTGAGTAATTTAGTAGAAGGTCCAGATACATAATAATAACCAATTACATCAGAAAATGCACTTTTAAATCCAGGATAAATAGTTAAAATGACAATTAGTACGCCAAAAATAAGAATCCAAGGTAAAAATGTTAATACACCTGCTGCTCCCATATTTTCAGTAATATTCCCGCCACAATTTGATGCAATTATAGATGAATTTACCATAAATTGAATTACAATAACAAGTAATAAATAAATAGCTAAATACATATAGCTATTACTTATGTAACTCTTATATTCTTCTTTATTACTATATAAAGTATAAGGTAATGCAGGTTTCAATGCCAAGTAATAAAATAATGTAGTTAATAAAAATGTTACAATATTTAAGTATGAATTTGCCATATAGATAATATGTATAATTTAATTTATAATTTTAACTATAAATATTATGAATTTCGAAGAACCAGCTAAACCTTTATTAACTGAACCAGGAGTAAAATATTTTTTAAACCAAGCTCTAAAACAATCACATATAATTAGAGAGAATTTTCATAATATGGTTTTTAACATTGGCATGTTTATTTTCTTTTTATTGATTTTAGGAGGTATACTTGTTTATAAATATAAAGGAAGATTAACGCCAGTTGAAATTGCGCAAAAAAATAAAGAGAAACATCAATATATTTTAGAGAGAATAAAAAATTTTCAAACTGCAAAACAGAGAGCTCATCAAGAATTGATTACAGGATTACCACATTGGGAAAATGAATATAATATAATTCATTCACGTCCTGGATTTTAAAATATATTATTAGATATTATATATAATGTCAAGTCAAGAAATACCAAGCCCAAAAGATGCATTAAATGAATATTTTAAATTAAAAAGCAAATTTGAAAACGATGTTGATGCAAATAAAAAGAAAATAATAAATAATCCAACGCTGAGTAAAAGAGAGAAACGCAATGAATTTCTTAAGTTAAAACCTAAATGTGTTAATTGTAAGCGCCCATCAAAAAAGGGAACAATTTTCTCAATTGTTTATAACCCTGAAACTGATAAAACTTCTGCATACAGAAAATTCAGTGCATCTTGTGGTGATTTAGCTGACCCATGCAATCTTGATATTGAAATTCATTTAGGAGATACAGAACCTCTCGATAAATTAATAAATAACATAAGGGAAGAGATCAAATTGCATAAAAATAAAATAATTAATGATAAAAATAAATTATTATTTGGACTTATAACAACTGAAAAAGCATTAGAAGAATTTGATTTTAATAAAAAATTTATAAATACTTTAACCTCAATTTATGAATTGTATTTAGATAACTGGAATAAAATGGTAGAAAACCCAGATAAAAAAATAGAATTAGATGACGCGCTTGTAATGTCTTATGAAAATATTAATAAAATTAAAGATTGTATTAAAAAGATGAATGAAAATGATGATGCGCAATTTGCGGTAGATGCCGCAAATATTTATTTTACAACATTAAAACCTCTTTTAGACAAAATTAGGCATCTAAAATATAGAGAAAATATTGTTTATCATGATGACTATACTAATAATTGTAAATTAATTCAAAGAACTTATACTGATTTAGATATAGGTGTTAGTGGATATTCTAATAAAGTAATAAAATATGATGTTGGTCTGCAAGCTAAAGTTGCAAAAAAGAAAAAACATGGACTTTTAATTGTTGATTCTGATGATGAATTAGACCAGAGTGAGTCTTCGGAAAAGAAAGAAATAACTATAAAAATTAAAGAACCCGGACAACCAAAACCAACAGGTGGTCAACCAAAACCAACAGGTGAGATACCTCCAGATGAACCAATTATTGGCCAAGGTGTCGATGGAATAGATTGGCATTTGGAAGAGTATAAGAAGCTATGGTCTAAATTACCACCAAAGTTAAAAACAGAATTCAAACTTAATATAGACTGGATGAAAGATTTTATGCATAAATGTTTAAATGCTAGACAAAAAGAAGGTGTTCAATATAATGGATGTAGATTGCCTACTCCTGCAAATTTAATAATTCCACCCAAACAATTGCCGAATGGTCAATATGATTTTGGAGTTTCAATTTATAATACTGCTTTTAATAAACAACCGAAAACCCTCCAACAAACTTATTTAACGTTATATAGGGAAGACCCTACAACTAAAGCAAAGAATTACAATATGTTAATAGATTCGATGAATAGATTAGTTGAACGAGAAGTAGATTTTGGTAGCAGTTTTTTCTAATCTAATTATATGATATTAAATTATATTTCTATTCCAATATTTTTAATAAGTTTTGCAGTAGGTCTGTTTTTTATTTATATTTTAGGACCTGAAATGAAAACAATTTACGTTTATCCAAGTCCAGAAAATGTAGACAAAATTTTATTTAAAGATAAAGCTGATAATTGTTTTCATTTTGACGAAAAAATAGTAGACTGTCCAAAAGATGAAAGTCAAATTTCTAAAATTCCAATACAAACTTAAGAAAAAGATTTACTATTAATATAATATAAATGCAAATCCATTTTGGAAAATTCCTACATACTGAAAGAGGCAAAATAATTATGTCAATTATACTTGGTTTTGGGTTAGCATCTTTATTTAGAACAGTTTGTAAAGATAATAACTGTCTTATATTTCATGCTCCTCCTTTAGACGAATTTAAGAATAAAATTTATAAAAATAATGGTAAATGTGTAAAATATGTACCTGTAGCATCAAAATGTTCTTTAAATGCCAAAACTGTAACCTTTGAATAATTACCACCTTTATCTAATTGTTTTGGCTCTTAAATGTGGATATTTGCGTAATTATTGTAAGCAATCATTCTTTACAATAATTATGAGTGACGCAACCAGCATTTTAGATTTACCAACTGACCCTGTCGGTGGTGGAAGTGTAGGTGGAAATATTACTATGAAAGCACAAGAAACAGTTCAACAACAAATGCAACAATCATCTGGGACTCCATCAGCGGGAATGACACTTGACCAAACAACTATTAGCCAAATTGTAAATGGATTACAGCAAGCAACATTAGCCGGCGCTACACAGTTACCATCTAGAGACATACCAATGAACACCTCTGGTTTGAGTGCTGACCCTCAAGTTATGCCAAATTATGTCCCACCTCCTCCTCAACACACTGATTACATTAAAAATTATGAACAACCATCTGATATGGTAAATAACTATAATCGTGGAAAACAATTCAACAGTTCATTAGATGATATGTATAATGAAATTCAAACACCATTATTATTAGCAGTATTGTATTTCTTATTTCAATTACCGTTTTTCAAGAAGTTTTTGTATACTTATATACCCTTTTTATTTGGAAATGATGGAAATTATAATTTAAATGGTTTTTTATTTATAAGTGTCGTGTTTGGTATGTTATTTCACTTTCTCATGAAAACTACTACATATTTCAGTGCATTTTAGAGGGTTCCTTGAAGATTCAAAATGGGAGTTTATGAATAAAAATGATTTAAATATAATACATCATATTAATATAACATTATGTATTCTACATTAAAACACATTATCCCAAAAGTAAATAATTTAATTATTTATGGGTTTATTTCTGGATTTTGCGTAGGTTGTTTTCCAAATAAACTTTATATTAAATTTGAAGGTAGAAAATACAATTTCATTGAAATGCCACTCATAACTGGTGTTATAGGTTCAACGGGAATTATTTTATCACCATTATTAATAATAAATTATTTATGTAATGGTACATATTTTGACAGATTAGTTGATAAATACGATATTAATATGGAAAGATATCATCAATATGATGGGAAAAATAATAAATACGCCTATCCATCATTGTTAATTATAAATATAAAATCTAAACATTAAACCAATATTTCATTTTACACCTTCAAGTGTGTAAACAATATAAATAAACAATTTAAATAGAACAATCTAAAATATTTAGTTAAATGGCACCCTCAAGCTTTATGGATTCAATAGATTCTACTGCGTCACATGTATCTAGAATGATATTATTTAATCGTATTAAAACAGGCGACCCAATAATTGATACTTTGCTAACTACATTTATTTTAGGCTCTTTTAGTTGGATAGTAACATGTCTTTATGAAAGCGGAATTGATAGATATTTTAATAATTTTTCATTTGATGATATTAAAACATATTTCTATAAAAAGAATTCAATTGTTATTGAAGGCAAAAGAAGTTCAACTATTTCCAGTTATAATAGTTCATTATGTGTTTGCTCTGCATATAGCGACAGATTCAAAGCTTTATGGAACTATATTATTAATAATATAGATACAAATCACACTATTTACAAAATTAAAGAAAATCATTCGAACCTTCAGTCTTCAAATAGATTTGACACAAGAAAAAACTACGATATGTTTATGGTTTATCAAAATAAACATTTTGAAATTGATAATGATATTTATGTAAAAGCTGATAATGAAATTGAAAATGATAGTAATGAAAAAGATAAGACAAATATAAAGACTGATAAAATAACTATTACTATTTATTCATTTAAATATTCATTGGCTTATTTGAAAAAATATATTGATGATATTACTGAGAAATATTTGCTATCTATTAAAGAGACAAGACAAAACAAGAGGTTCATTTATTTTCTAGACAAGACAGAGATTAATTCAGATGAAGAAAGCAAGCTTGATTGTTGGAGAGAAGATTTATTTGAAAGTGCCAGAACATTTAACAATATATTTTTTGATGGTAAGAAACAATTAATAGAAAAGATTGACTTCTTTTTACAGAATAAAAGTTGGTATTATGAAAAAGGAATCCCATATTCTCTAGGAATTGGTCTTCATGGCCCGCCCGGAACAGGTAAAACATCTTTCATTAAAGCTCTCGCAAACTATACTAATAGACATATTGTCGTAATCTCTTTAAAAACTATCAAGACTAAGCAACAACTAGAAAATTTCTTCTTTGAAAATACATACAATGATGATAATGAAGACAACACTATTACATGGGATAAGAAAATTTTGGTGTTTGAAGATATTGACTGCATAGGTGACATTATTTTAAACAGAAATACTAAATTTACAGAGCGAAAGACACGTTCAAGAAAGAAGTCTCCTTTTGATAAACCACCTGATTCAAATACAAAAGCAAGTGAAATGAAAATTGGAGAAATTTTACAAGCTGTATGCGATTTAAATGAAACTGGAACTGCGACAGTATCAGCATTATCTAAAGAACAACCTATCACATTAGATGATATTTTGAATTTATGGGATGGAATTAGAGAGACTCCAGGTAGAATTTTAATTATATCATCAAATCATTATGATAAATTAGACCCAGCTTTAATTAGACCAGGAAGAATAGATATTACACATGAGTTGAGTAATGCAAGTCACAATACAATATCTGAAATTTACTCACATTTATTTGGAAATAAGATTGACAATAATAAGTTGACAAAGGTGAAAGAATATTTTTACTCTCCAGCTGAACTAATAAATATATATGTAAGCAATAAGAATGAAATAGATTTTATGAATAGACTTATAAAAAATTCAAAAGTATAAATTAAATTAAGTTGAATATTTAATCAAAATTTTGCGTTTTACATTTAAACTGTATTTAAATACTTATAATAATGATAGATGAATATGTTAATAAATTAATTGAAAATTTACCAGATGATTCAAAAAATTTACAAAGACTCGATTTAGTTTTAGATGGGGGTGTGTTTAACGGTAGTTATTTAATAGGTGCTCTTTATTTTATTAAGGAAATGGAGAGAAGAAAATATGTAAAAATTGAAAGAATTTCTGGATGTAGTATTGGTTCAGTTGTTGCCTTTTTATATTTGATTGATGCCCTCGATGTAATGCCAAAATTATATGATATAGTTAAAAATGATTTTAAAAACAATTTTTCTTTAAATTCGATTAAAACTCTTAAACTTTATTTGCAAGATAGAATCCCGGATGATATATGTAGTAAGGTTAATGGTCGATTATTTATTTGTTATAATAATATTAAAAATAGGAAAAAAGTTATAAAATCAAACTACAAAAATGTGGATGAAATAATAGGTACTATCATAAAATCTTGTTATGTACCATTTTTGATTGACAATAACATGTTATATAAAAATAAATATATCGATGGAATGAATGCATATATTTTTAAGAGAGAACCAAATAAAAAAATATTGCATATGGAATTATTTGGTTATGATAAGGTAATCTATTGTTTAAACATTAAAAATGAAAAAAGTAATTTTCATAGAATTTTAACAGGACTTTTAGATATACATAGTTTTTATATAAAAAAATGTAATACGTCTATGTGTAGTTTTGTAGAAGATTGGAATATGATTAACAAATGTAATTATAATGCAAAATTAGTATTTGAATTAATAATAATAAATGTTTTTTATTTTATAAACTATATTAAAAAATATCTACCAGATGATATTAAGGATAATATTTTTATTAAAATAGGTAGTAAAATTTCATTTGATATATTTAGTATAATAATGGATACTTATTTTTTATAAGTTTAAAATAAAAATTGTAAATATTAATAGAATTTAAATGGATGCTATTGATATTACAGACTCAGCATTTTCTTTAGATATTCCTAATACAAATGATATTATTACTATGGATGGGGTCATGAAAGATTATACTATGATTATTTATATTGGTGCTACTATTTTGGTTGCATTTATTGGAATGTTTGTTTACAAATTTTATACGAATAAGAAAGTAAATGATAATCAAGAACTAGACTGTGAAGGTGGATTTTGTACAATGGGTGACAAACCTCCTTCTACAAGTCATATTTAACTCGGTGTCTTCGATTTAACAAATTAATAAATAGCCTTTTTATTTTTTCTAGTCTTTTTTGAACCATAAAGATTAAAAAATCCACTCTTTTTTGTATGTTTTCTCTTTTTCTTAATCTTTTTACTCGTTTTTCTCTCTTCCTTACTGGGTTTTATATCATCTGGTTTATAACTTAAAAACCATTCCTCGAATTGTTTTTTATCATTTATTTTTTTTAACTCCTTATATTTTGCCGCTTTTTCTGCTTTCATTTCTTCAACTGATTCTTGATGACCATAACATGTAATGCTAAAACGTTTAAGTAAGCCATTTTGAGCTAATCTATTTTTCTGTTGAACATCAAATAAAAATTTTGACATACAAAGTATTCTATCAATAAATTGATTATAATATGGTTTATTTGCATAAAGAAATGCTAGATAAAAACTTAACATAGTATCAATAGTTGATACTTTAACTTTCTTACCACCCATCATTAATACGTTGTAACTATGACACCCAATTGGTTTGTAAATAAATAGAATTGAATCTTTACCTACTTTAACTTCATAATGTTCAGGAACTATCTCTCCAACAGCAGGTTGTTTAATAATTTTTACATTTTTGATACCATTATCATCTAATCTTTCTTTTATTACTTCGGCAGTATTTTCTGGATTATTTGACAATACATCAAAATCTGCAACTTTTTCCAATTTTTTTTGCAAATTAGCTGGCATATATTGCGAATAAAGTGTGTTAGCAAAACCACCAAAAAATACAACACCTTGATTAATTAATGTATTTTTAACTGTTTCGAAAATTTTATCTTCATTCTCTCTATTATCCATTTCACGTTGGAAATCAACATTATTACAATCAATATCTGTTATGGGATAGTTTTTATTTAAAAGCGTAAGACGTTTTAATACCTTTTCCCATCTACTTATATCACCTGCTGGTCTAGATAATTCTAAATACATAGACATTCTTAGAAAATTAGGGGGTGCGTATAAAATACCTCCTATGCTAATTGAATCCTCTTTAAGTGCGTTAAATATTTCTTTTGGTATATGCGTAATATCAGCAACTGCCATATAATTTACAAAAACTTTATATGTACCATGATGCTGACCAGATTTAGCTTCAACATCAATAAATCCTTTTTTATAGTAAATATCAGCTAATTCTTTTGCATCTTCTAAGGCATTTTGAGAGAAAAAATCATAGTCAGGAATTTCAACGTCTTTATTATAAAATCTATCTTCTTCAGGTAATATATTATTGATTGCTGTTCCACCATAACATATTTCTTTTTTTCGTTTAATAAATTCTTCAACGATATCAATTATTTTTTGGACGTCTTCTGAATTTACGACACGTTTTCCCATTTTTTCTTCAGCTTGGTCAACCGCCATACGCAAGATTGCTAATTCACAATCTGCAAATGATAAATCTTTACAATTATTTTTATTTTTTGGCATTCCTATATTATTCAATTAAAATAAAATTGAATAATAAAGTAATTTATTATAAATTTAATAAACAACTAAATTATTAGATATGACAACAATCGAAGAAAAAATGCAAGAAATTACTGCTCCAGTCATTGCTCGTAGAATTAAGAATGAATTGCAAAATATGAAAAAAAATGGAATATTTTGTAATTATGATGATGTTGCTATAATAAAATATGATAAAGAATATTATCATATAATTTTAAAAAATTTAAAAGATAATCGTTTATATAAATTTATTATTCCACCTAATTATCCATTTGAATCTCCTAGATTAGAATTGAATCAAAGACCATACTCACATTATGTTAAATTTAAGTCTGACAAATTTAGAGAACTATTTATTAAATATAAAGGAGATAGATGTTTTTGTTGTGAAACTATATTGTGTCCAGATAATTGGGGTCCTCAACTTACATTAAATAGAATATTTGATGAAGTAGATTTAATTTATAGAGAATGTCGAGAAATTGTTGATAGAGTAATAGTTAATGTCATTAAACGCAAATATTCAATCGATGATGCAAATATTTTAGAATGGCTTTATTAAATGGAAGAGCTGTCAAATATTGTTGTATATTCTAATAAGCTTCCTTATACATTCATTAGATAGTTTTATTTAAACTTATTTTTTAATCGTGATTTTTTGTCATTTCTTCAGTAATTCGCAATATCTATATATATGTATAAATTAATATGTTAGAATTTAAAACTATAATAATCAGTGGATGCAGTTCTGGTTGCATAAGAATAATCAGGGTTTTGAGGTGTTGGAGAAGGAATGGTAACTGGTTCATATCTAAGGTCGGCAGGTTTCAATGCAAATGCATACCCAGCTCTATCAAAGAACAAAGCATTTTCCATAAGGTAATTATCAACCAATTGGTAACGCATAGCAACCATTTGACAACCACTTGCTCTACAAGTCATGCCACTTGGATTAGAAGGAGACGCGCCAGAATCTGGTAAAACTATAGTCATTCCGCGTTTATTATATTCAGTTAGTTCGTTAATATCAGGATTATTTTTAACATTATAAAAGTCATATAATCTCATAAAAATAGAATTACTTGTAATATTAACATATTCCAATAAATCAATATTTTCTAAGAAAGCTGTATTAGACCTATCCATAATCAAAATTACTTTTCTTCGTAATTGTAACAAAGGAACATTTCCTAAATTTTTTCCTTCTGATTCATAACTATAATTCATACCCAACATAATATCATTGTTGGATTTAAAAATATCTGCTAATTTAGAGTACATTGCTTGATTATCACTTTTACATCTCAAATGAATTAATAATGGGTCAGTTGGATTTGGACATGTGCCTCCTGAAAAAGCATAGTTACGTATTGTATCCATAACTGAACTGAAATTTACAGAATTAAATGTTTCTTTAACATAATAACTATCTGAAGTACTAGTGGCTACAACAGGTTGATCATTAACTGAATATATTTCAAAGTCTAAACATCTTACACCTTGTTTAATAACCGCTTTTAAATTTCCTATGTCAACATAATCATTTTTATATGAACCAGATGAACAAGCATTGTAAGCAGTTTTAATGTAATAATCATATAAATTACCACTACAATCCGAGTCTCCAGATGTAATTGGTCTTAAATTTCCGTCAATTGATGGATATAAATTATTCATATAACTAACTTCATTAGATTGAAGTCTAGAGAGATAAATTAAATATCCAATAAATATGATTAAAATTATTAGCGTGAATGCCATAATTAAATAGCTCTGAAAATCTTCGTCTAAACTTTGTATTTGTGATAAAAAATCTGTAGGATTTGAAGACATTACTAATATAATACATTATTTAATTTTTGTTTATAAATGTTTTGCGAGAAATATTTAGGAAATTACTACTTTAAAATAAAAGTAAGGAGTAATTACTTAAAGATATTTTCTTCAGTTAAAGTAGAATATGCCAAAAATCTGTGATTTTGAAACGTGTCGTAAATACGCAAACTATGGCGAATGCTATGGTAAACCATTAAGATGTAAAGAGCATAAGGGTGATTATAAATTAGTAAGCCAGTTGTGTCAAGAAGATGGCTGTAAACAAATTGCATGTTGTAATTATAAAGGTGAAACTAATAAAATTTATTGTTGTGTTCACAAAAAAGATAGTATGATTGATTTAAAAAGAACTCTCTGTATTTATACAGGATGTAAAAAACAACCAGCGTTTAATTACATTAACGAAATAAAAGCTGTATATTGCAATGAACATAAACTAGAAAATATGGTAAATATATTAACTAATAAATGTATTGAAATAAACTGTAATACTATACCTATTTACAACTATACAGGAGAAAAAACTGCTTTATATTGTAATAAACATAAAAAAGACAATATGATTAATATTAAACATAATTTCTGTAAGGAAATTAATTGTAATAGACAACCAAATTTTAACTACAACAATGAAAAAAATGGTTTATATTGTTCTGTCCATAAAAAAGATAATATGATTAATGTAAGAATAAAAACTTGTATATTTGATAATTGTAAAAAGATTCCTTCATTTAATTATTTAGGTGAGACAAAAAGATTATACTGCTCTCAACATAAATTAGATGGTATGATTAGTTTGACAAACAATATATGTATAGAAAATAACTGTTCAAAAATTGCTACATTTAATTGTGTAGGCAAAAATACGGCTTCATATTGTTTAGAGCATAAATTAGAAAATATGATTGATATTAAACATCAAAAATGTAAATCAAATTATTGTTTAGGCTCAAGGGGAAACCCTAAATATAAAGGATACTGTTCTTCTTGTTATCAAAATTTATTTCCAAATGACCCATTAACTTTACAAATTCGGTGTAAAACAAAAGAAATAGCTATTCGTGATTATATCAATTTAAATTTTGAAGAGTTTACACACGACAAACCTTTATGGACAGGAAATTGTGACTGTACTCACAGAAGAAGAATTGACTTTAGAAAATTGATAGGCAATACTTTGCTGTGCATTGAAGTTGATGAAAACCAACATAAAGGGTATGATGATAAAAAGGAAGAAATAAGATATGACGATTTATACATGCTTCATAGTGGAAAATTTATTTTTATTCGTTTAAATCCAGACAAGTTTAAGAATAAAGATGGGAAATCTCTAAATCCTATGTTGTATATTCGTTTGCCTATATTAAAAGAAGAAATTGAAAAACAAATTAAAAGAATAGAAAGTGAAGAAAATGTAGAACTTTTGGAAATAATTAAATTATATTATGATGAAATTAATAATTAAAAAATAATAAGTATATATTATAACTATGGCAGGAGGACTTATGCAGCTAGTTAGTCAAGGACAACAAAATATAATTTTAAACGGTAATCCAAGCAAAACTTTTTGGAAATCAACCTATAAAAAATACACCAATTATGGCAAACAATGCTTTAGATTGGACCATGAAGGAACTCCACAATTAAACTTAACAACTGAATCCACTTTTACATTTAAGGTAAAAAGATATGCAGATTTGCTTATGGACTGTTATATTTGCATAACATTACCAAATATATGGTCTCCTATTATGCCACCTCAAGCATACCAGCAAAATGATGGCACAACTGCTTACTCTGATTGGGCTCCGTATGAATTTCAATGGATAAAAAATTTGGGTGCTCAAATTATTCAAAAGGTGACAATCAATTGTGGCAATCAACAATTGCAACAATATTCGGGACAGTATATTTTAGCCTCAGCTCAGAGGGATTTCAGCAGTCAAAAATTAGCATTATTTGATGAGATGATTGGCAATGTTCCTGAATTAAATGACCCAGCAAATGTAGAGCCTCGTGTAAATGCATATCCAAATGCTTATTATACAACAAGTGCGGCTGGAGCTCAACCTTCTATAACGGGCAGAACATTATGGATTCCTTTAGGAGCTTGGTTTAATTTATCATCTTATCAGGCTTTTCCTTTAGTAGCATTACAATACAATGAGCTATCAATCAGTGTCACATTTAGACCTATAAATGAATGGTTCACAATTCGCGATGTCATGGATTATGCAAATAATTTTCCAATCGTAGCCCCAAATTTTAATCAATATTATATGCAATTCTACAGATTTCTACAAACTCCACCAGATGAAGAATTAGGACCTACATCTTATGTAGATACAAGAACTAATTGGGCAGCAGATATTAATTTAAATTGCACCTATTGTTTTCTCTCTGATGATGAATCGACATTATTTGCCAAAAATGAACAAAAATATTTGATTAAGCAAGTGTATGAGAAACCATTCTACAATATAACAGGCCAAAATAGAATTGATTTGGATTCGTTAGGTATGGTAATAAGCTGGATGTTTTATTTCCAAAGAAGTGATGCCAATTTAAGAAATCAATGGTCGAACTACACGAATTGGCCTTATGAATATATGCCACAAGATATAACACCTGCACCAACAGCTGGCAATGTTCCAAACCCTAATCCGGCACCTCCGCCAGTGCCACATTTGTTAGGTCCAGGTTTAAATCCGGATGGAACATTGTCTGGTTTATATACGACTGGTGTTTACAACCCACAAAATATTAAATCTATTTTGGTAGCAATGGGAATACTACTTGATGGCCAATATAGAGAGAATATTTTGCCAGCGGGCGTCTACAATTTTGTAGAGAAATATGTAAGAACAGCCGGTTTTGCACCTCCAGGACTATATTGTTATAATTTCTGTTTAAATACTGACCCATTTTC